ACCAGCACAAGAGCCTTTCGGCTCTCGGTGCAGAATGAAAGGTTTGCGAGCGGTTTATCGACCGCTCTCGCATTCCCAGAAAAATTCGTTCCAGTAGGCAGCCTCCTCCATGGCTGCCTCCCGGTCGTCCAGTTCCTCGGTTTCGATGTCGATGTCCAGCAGCCGTTTCATGGTCGTTTCGTTTTCGGCGGCATCCTGAGCAGCGTAGGCAGCCGCCTCCGATTCGGTGAAGTGTTCTGCCTCTGCTCCGGTCAACTCCAGTTCGTATTCCCAGTTTTCGTCTTCCCATGTGATAACCACTCTTTTTATGCGTTCCATTTTTTTCATCCTCCGTTTTTTGTTTTTGCTTGGTTTCCCTTGCGGTACTGTTATATTACCTCTTTTCTCAAATAATTGCAAGTCGCTAAATGTACAGAAATACAGGCTTGTGTATCCGGAAACCATTGTGTCATTTACCCAAACCAAAAAGGAGAGCGTTTATGCCGTTTAAAAATCCGTTTCGCAGTCGGGACAAGCCGCAGCCCAAAGACCAATACAACAGCCGCTCCTATTCGTTCCACTTCGGACGCTCCAGCAGTGGGCGGCAGGTAGACGACTGGAAAGCCCTCCAGCTGACGGCAGTCTATGCGTGTATTCGGGTCTTGTCGGAGACCGTTGCCCAGCTGCCCTTACACGTCTATCAATCCACCAACACCGGAAAAGAGCGAGTACCCAACCATCCGCTCTATTTTTTACTCCACGACCAGCCGAACCCGGAAATGACCAGCTTTGTGTTTCGGGAAACGCTGATGTCCCATCTACTGATTTATGGCAACGCTTACGCCCAAATCATCCGGAATGGACGGGGCGAAGTCGTAGGGCTGTATCCCCTGCTCCCCGACCGCATGACCGTTGACCGGGATGACAAAAACCGTTTGATTTACCGCTACAGCTGCTATGAAAATGCCAACCCCAACCTGAAGAAACTCGGCGAGCTGGTACTGCCGAGAGAGAACGTGCTACACATCCCAGGACTGGGATTTGATGGGCTGATTGGCTATTCTCCGATTGCCTTGGCGAAAAATTCGCTGGGGCTGTCGCTTGCCTGCGAGGACTTCGGTTCTTCGTTCTTTGCGAACGGAGCGACCCCCTCCGGCGTGCTGGAGTACCCGAACACCGTCAAAGACCCGGAGAAAGTACGGGATGCCTGGCGGAGAGCCTACGGCTCCGGCAACCGCCACAAAATCGCCGTGCTGGAACAGGGCATGAAATACCAGTCGATTTCCATTCCCAACAATGAAGCCCAGTTCCTCGAAACCAGAAAGTTTCAGGTGGAGGAAATCGCTCGAATGTACAGAGTGCCGCTGCATATGATTGGCGACCTCGACCACGCAACATTCAGTAACGTGGAACATCTGTCACTGGATTTCGTGAAATACAGCCTCGACCCGTGGCTTGTCCGCTGGGAACAGGGACTACAGAAAGACTTGCTCTGCGATTCCGAAAAGGGCAAGTATTGCATCAAGTTCAATGTAGAGGGCTTGCTGCGTGGCGACTATGCCTCTCGTATGCAGGGCTATGCGACTGCCCGACAAAATGGCTGGATGTCCACCAACGACATCCGGGAACTGGAAGACATGAACCAAATCCCAGAAGCAGAAGGCGGAAACTTGTATCTGGTCAACGGCAGCTTTACGAAGCTGAAAGATGCAGGGGCTGCCTATCAAACAACAGAAAGGAAAACACCATGAACCGATTTTGGAACTGGGTAAAAAACGAAGCTGAACCCGCCGAACCGGCAGAACTCCGCTTGAATGGAGCAATTGCCGAAGAATCATGGCTGGAAGATGATGTCACACCTGCTCAGTTTCGGGCAGAACTGGAAGCCCATCCGGGCGATGTCACCGTCTGGATCAACAGCCCCGGCGGCTGTGTGTTTGCTGCCAGTCAGATTTATACCATGCTGCGAAACCACAACGGCAAAATCACCGTGAAGATTGACGGCATCGCCGCTTCTGCTGCATCCGTTGTGGCAATGGCAGGCGATGAAACTTTGATTTCCCCGACCGGAATGCTGATGATTCACGACCCGATGACCATCGCCTATGGCAACAAGGCAGACATGGAACAGACCATCACCATGCTCGAAGAAGTCAAAGAATCCATCCTGAACGCCTATGTGCAGAAGTCCCACCAGAGCCGGGAAACACTCTCGCAGCTGATGAGCGAAGAAACGTGGATGAATGCCGAAAAAGCCTTGGAACTGGGACTGGTGGACGGGATTTTATTTGCGGACTCCCCTGCTCCATCCACGCAGACCGAACCACAGCCCGTGCAGTATTCCGCAAAGCATACCCAGAACACCTTGTTGCACAAACTTTCCGCAGTCGCTCCCATCGGGATTCCCATTGACCAGCTGGAAAAACGGCTGGCACTTTTGAAAGATTAAGGAGGAATGAACATGACCATTCAGGAACTGAGAGAAAAAAGAGCGAAAGCATGGGACACCGCCCGTGATTTCCTCGACACCAAACGCACCGCCAGCGGTCTGCTCTCTGAAGAGGATAGCAAAACCTACGATGCCATGGAACAACAGATTGTTGCTTACGGCAAGGAAATCCAGCGGCTGGAACGGCAAGAACAGCTGGATGCAGAGTTGAACCGCCCAACTTCTCAGGCAATCTTACAGTCCCCAACCGCTCCAAACCTGCCGAAGCAGACTTCCGGAACGGCTTCTGATGCCTACAAAACCGCTTTCTGGAACAGCATCCGCAACCGGAATTACACCGACATCCGGAACGATTTGCAGGTTGGAACGGATTCTGAGGGCGGCTATCTTGTTCCAGATGAGTTTGAACGGCAGCTGGTAGAAGGCTTGCAGGAAGAGAACCTCTTCCGGACACTGGCAACGGTGATTCAGACCGCCTCCGGCGACCGCAAAATTCCGGTTGTCACCTCCAAGGGAGAAGCAGCGTGGATGGATGAAGAAGCCGCCTATACCCTCTCGGATGATGCCTTTGGACAAGCTTCCTTGAGTGCGTACAAGGTCGGCACTGCCATCAAGATTTCCGAAGAACTGCTGAACGATGCCGCTTTTGACTTGCCTGCCTACATCACAAAAGAATTTGCTCGCCGCATCGGTGCAAAGGAAGAAGAAGCGTTTCTCGTAGGCGACGGCAAGGGCAAGCCGACAGGGATTTTCAATGCGACCGGCGGTGCAGAAAACGGAGCAACCACCAGCACGGCAAACATCACCTTTGACGATGTCTTTGAACTGTTTTACTCCGTGAAATCTCCGTACCGGAAGAAAGGCATCTGGGTGCTGAACGATGCCACAGTGAAGGCTCTGCGGAAGCTGAAAGATACCACCGGAAATTATATCTGGAGTCCGTCTGTACAGGCTGGCACACCAGACTTGATTCTGAACCGCCCGTATTATACTTCCAGTTATGCCCCGATTGCCAAAGCTGGAGCAAAATGCATGGCGTTCGGTGACTTTAGCTATTACTGGATTGGCGACCGGCAGGGGCGTTCTTTCAAGCGACTGAACGAACTGTTTGCCATGACGGGACAGGTTGGCTTCCTCGCCTCCCAGCGAGTAGACGGCAAGTTGATTCTCTCTGAAGCCGTTAAGACGCTGACCATCAAAAACGGCTAATGGTTACGTTACAAGAAGTCAAACAGTATCTGCGAATCGACTTTGAGGAGGAAGACCCGTTGTTGCTCTCCCTCTTAGCAACGGCAAAACAGCAGGTCATGAGCGTGGGCAGAATGGACGAAGCACAGCTTTCCGAACACGAGGACACCGCACGCACAGCAATCCTCTATGCGGTTTCCTATCTCTACGAGAACCGCAATACCGCTGATTTTTCCAAGCTGAATCTGAGTTTGCGGTCGCTGCTGTTTGCACAGCGAGAGGGGGTTGTCTGATGGAAATTGGCACGCTGAACCAGCGGATTACCTTATTAGAGCAGCGAGTAAAAGTCGATGCCATCGGCAACCACTGCAACCGATGGGAAGAAGCGTTCTCCTGCTGGGCAAGGGTCACGCTGAAATCCTCAGTCGAGAATGCAGACACTGGCGTGACCAAAGAAGTACAGACTCTGGACTTTTATATCCGGCAGCAGCGGCAATGGATGCCGTCCACATCTGCGAACCGGATTTTGTTTCAGGGGGTGGTCTATGACATCACGAGCGTAACACCGGATTTTATCCGCAAGGATTACTTGAAATTGACGGCAACGGCGAGAAAGGCGGGAGAAAACGATGTCGAAACAAATGGTGGATATTGATGAACTGGCAATTGCCGTCATGCATGGGTTACAGGAATATGTTCGCTTGGCGACTGACGGCGTAAAAAAGGCAGTCAAAAAAACGGCTACGGCAACCAAAAATGAAATTGCAACCACTGCTCCGAAGAGAACAGGTGCGTATCGAAAAAGCTGGACAGCTTCCCAGCAGGAAGTTCGCAGCAACGCTCTGCATATTACCGTGCATTCGAAAGACCGGTATCAGATTGCACATCTGCTGGAAAAGGGACACATCATGCGAAACGGCAAGCGATCTAAAAAATATGAGCATATCCAACCGGCAGAACAGCACAGCATTGAAATGCTGGAACGAGAAATCAGAAAGGCGTTGCAATGACCTGCGGTCAAATGTCCTACGAACAAATCGCTGCAATGATGGAAGAAATGGAACTGCCGTTTGCCTATCATCATTTTGCAGAGGGTGAATGCCCTCAACCGCCGTTTCTGGTTTTTCTCTCCACGGGAGAACGAACGTTTTCTGCCGATAATGAGATGTATTTTAGTTCTAAGCAGCTGGATATTGAATTATATACCGACCGGAAACAACCAGAAACCGAACGGCAAGTGGAAGCCGTCTTACGGCGACATCACATTTTTTATCAGAAATCAGAACAATGGATTGACAGTGAACAATTCTATGAAGTACTTTATGAAATGGAGGTTTAACCGATGGCAAATGAAACTAAAAACAAAGTCAAATTTGGTTTGAACAAAGTATACTGGGCAAAAATTACCGGATACGATGAAGAAGGTATGCCAACATACGCTGCACCTGTACGTCTGCCGGGTGCTGTCAGTCTTAGCATTGACGCAAACGGCGAAACAGAGCCATTTTACGCAGATAACTGCGTTTACTACCTGTGTAACAATAACTCCGGTTATGAGGGAGATTTGGAAGTTGCGTTGATTCCGACCGATTTTGCAACCGAAATTTTAGGCGAAAAGCTGGATGTAAAGGGCGTGCTCGTAGAAAAGAGCGATGCAGAAGTTGCCGAATTTGCACTGTTCTTTGAATTTGAAGGCGACAAGAAGAAAATCCGTCACATCTTTTATCGTTGCTCTGTTGCACGTCCTGCAACAGAATCTGCAACCACAGAAGATACAAAAGAAGTCAAAACAGAAACCCTTAAGCTGTCTGCAACCGCATTGGACAACAACCTTGTTAAATCCAAGTCTTGCGAAAAAACGGATGCAACGGTTTATAACAGCTGGTATGATTCTGTTTACATGCCCGACTTCACAAGTGAACTTGCAAGCTAAGGAGATGATAAAATGGGAATGTCAAAAACGATTATCATTGACGGCATAGCCGTACCATTTAAAGCAAGTGCAGCCATTCCCCGGTTGTATCGCTTGCAATTTCGGCGTGATTTGTTTCATGATTTTACTGATTTGCAAAAATCGGTTGACGAGGAAAAAGAAAAGGACAGTGAAGCGTCCGGATTAAATCCGGAAATTTTGGAAACCTTTGAAAATGTTGCGTACATGATGGCAAAGCACGCAGACCCTAAAGGCGTACCAGCAACGGCGGAAGAATGGTTGGAACAGTTCTCCATGTTTTCGATTTATGAAATTTTGCCAGAGTTGTTGGAACTTTGGAACGCAAACTTGCAAACACAAGTCCAGTCTAAAAAAAACATCGCCCGACTGAACGCCCGATGACCACACCGCTTTTTTTGCTGCGGTGCATCCAACTTGGGTTGTCAGTGAGTGACTTAGACTTTTTAACGATCGGATTGGTAAACGACCTGTTTACAGAAAAAGAGAACGATGCTTATCCATATCGTTATCAAGCAACACAAGCAGATTTTGACAAATTTTAAAAGGGGGAAAGCAATATGGCGAGC